TGCTGGAAACCAAGGGCAGCGAGTTTGATCCATCGCGATACAACGGCCTCGTGGAAGGTATTCTGGGCAAGCCGTCATGAACGCAGTTGAGATCGAACAGGCCATCACGGAACTTGCAGAACTCCCCTTTGATGGGACTGAGTTCCCCTTCGCCTTCCTAGAAGCCTTTGGCAACAAGGCCACCACGATCAAGAAGCTCCGCAGCGGGGCTTCCAACAAGTCCGACATCGATGGCGTCCTCCAATCAGGCCACATCCACCTGAAGACCTGCAATGTAGGCCAAGTGCCTCAAACGCTGACGGACCTTAAAGACAGCAAGGCCACCCAAACCAAACGCAACAAAGTGCGGTTCCTTTTGGCCACCGACGGTCAGACCTTCGAAGCAGAAGACCTACTGACAGGGGATACCGTCTCCTGCACCTATGACGACTTCCCGAACCATTTCGTGTTCTTCTGGCCCCTTGCTGGCCTCAGCAAGACTAAGCAACTCAGCGAGTCTGAATTCGACGTACGGGCCACCCTGCGTCTGAACAAGCTCTATACCACACTCAGGGCCGACAACCCCGACTGGGAAGGCCGCAGCCATGACATGAACCATTTCATGGCACGGCTGATCTTTCTGTTCTTTGCTGAAGACACCGACATCCTGAACGGCGAAGAGCTATTCACCGATACTATCGAACGAATGGCCAATGCCGATGGGTCCAACACCCATGAGGTGATCAGCGAACTCTTCCGTACCATGACGGCTCACTTGAACCAACTGCTTTGGATATTCACCAAAGCGACCTGATGGACGCCGAGGTTCGTTCTGAATGGCGTAACATCGACCTTTTGATCCTTAGTCCCCGCAATGGTTGGGTATTTGTGGTTGAGAACAAATTCCACAGCAGCCAGCACTCGGATCAACTGAACCGATATATGGATATTGCCAGTGCAACATTCTTGTCAGTGGGATCGTTCCAGAGTGTTCGCGGTATCTTCCTGACTCTATGGGACGAAGACCCTGATGATAGTCGCTATGCGCCTATTCGTTATGACGCAGTATGCCAACTTCTGGAACAGGTTCTGGCTACGAGAGTGCATCCATTATCCGCAGAAGTTGCAACATTTATTGAGCATTATTTACAAGTGATTAGAGAGGCAGTTCACATGGATGATGAACGTTTGAAGCTTGAAAAGCTGGCCCGTGAGCTTTACCGCGACCACAAGAAAGTCCTGGACTTCATCGTTGAAAACGGAAAAAGCACCGACTTTGCGTTGGCCGCAGAGTCTGTTTTCGGCGACAATATCGAGTACCCTGACCTTTGCACGATTGATGGTGCCCAGTTCGTCTATAACAACGCTGATTCAAGTGCTGTGAGTTTCTTGCCCTCAGATTGGTTCGATGCATTCGGTGGCGACGAATACTATTGGCACGGGTGCGAGGATTGGTGGGCAGGTTTTCCGCTAATCACGTGGGTACAGCTTACTTCTGGAGCGGAGGGCACCAGCGGTCAAATTCGCCTATACGGTGAAGTAGGGCCTTTAGCAGATCACGCTTTCCGAACGGATTTAATAAAAGCGATTCAAAGATGCTGTGAAAGTGACAAGCAACTCCGCATTAAGTTTCAGCGAGGCGCTACCGACGAAGGGAAGAGGTATTCTCGGTTTTTAAAGAAGAACGCATTTCCAGTGGATGACGTTCACGATCATGACAAGATTGCTATGGTCATCCAAAAGGCACTGAAATCATTCAAACCCGAATTTCAGGCGATAGGAGCAGTTTTGCCGCCCTTCATCAGTCACGGTAAAGAGGAAGAGTTGCAATGACCAAATCCATTCCCTCAGTCTCTGTCACATATGCCCAGAACGGCTCTTCTACGACCTCCAATGAGTTGGGTATGCGGGCCATGCAGGAACGTGCCTATGAGCGTCGTGGGGAGCAGTACCTACTGATCAAATCACCCCCTGCTTCGGGCAAATCACGGGCCTTGATGTTCATCGCGTTGGACAAACTGCATAATCAGGGTCTCAAGCAGGCCATCGTCGTCGTGCCTGAGAAATCCATCGGCTCTAGCTTCAACGATGAACCACTCAAGAAGTATGGGTTCTGGGCTGACTGGGCCGTTGTGCCGAAGTGGAACCTTTGCAATGCACCTGGCGGTGACAGCGGGAAGGTTGGTGCCGTCGGCAACTTCCTTGAAAGCGATGATCAGGTGCTGGTTTGCACCCACGCCACCTTCCGTTTCGCTGTCGATAAGTTCGGGATTGAAGCCTTCGATGATCGTCTGATTGCCGTGGACGAGTTCCACCATGTCAGTGCGAACCCTGACAACAAGCTAGGGGCGCATCTGGGGCAGCTAATCACCCGTGACAAGGTACATGTGGTTGCGATGACGGGCAGCTACTTCCGTGGCGATGCCGAGGCTGTGCTGGCCCCTGAGGACGAAGCCAAGTTTGAGCCTGTGACCTACACCTACTACGAACAACTTAACGGGTACGAACACCTCAAGACGCTGGACATCGGATATTTCTTCTACACAGGCAGCTATGCCGAAGACCTGTTGGCCGTGTTGAACCCTGAAGAGAAAACCATCCTGCACATCCCCAATGTGAATGCCCGTGAAAGCACGGGCGACAAGCATAAAGAGGTTGATGAAATCCAACATGCTTTGGGTGAATGGCAGGGCACGGACCCCGAAACAGGTTTCCACCTGATCAAGACCAAGGGTGGCAAAGTCATCAAGGTGGCTGATTTGGTCGAGGATGATCCGATAAAGCGGGACAAAGTATCAGCGGCGCTCAAAGACCCCAAACAGAAGAACAACCGCGACCACGTGGACCTGATCATCGCGTTACCCCACGAGAATGGTTCCTAGTGCCGCTCTTCGCAATTGATGAGGCGGTAGAGCGCATTAGGGATGGTTCCATCAAGGGGATGGCCTACGATCCTGAGATTGCGACGTTGAAGTAACAAACGAGCATAAACGCCAAGCTCCCTTTGGACTATATAATGGACAATATGCGCTCGTATTTATCCTTTAAAATCAATGATATAAAATACATGTAGGCTAATCCGGTACTCGCCTCCAATATTTTCAATGACTTAGCAGAATTGTGTTTCAAAAGTTTGTCTTGGTGTTTCAAGATTCTGTTTTCGTTCTGTTTTTGTCTTTAACATTTCTGCTGTTAAAATTCTCAGAATTCCATTCTCGTGCAAGTTCTTCGGCCACCGTGCGGCTTGTCGAAACGGCACCCACGCCTGTACCCCCGAGGGCGTTGACCCCGCCCGCGCCGACAACGATCCAAAAGGTCCACTTGTCTGTTCGGTCGCTCGTAGATCGGGCTAAATAGGGTCCAGGCCGTTGCGGCGAAAATCCGGTCAACGCATAGAGTGGCATGTTATTTCCGCTTTTCCTGGGCCGCTTTAGCCAAAGACATTTGCCAAACCTCACCGCCGTAGAGGTTCACCATGTCGTCTGTGGTGTGACCGGTGATCGCTTTGATTTCGTCACGGCTGCAACCCGCCTCCGCCAGTTCCATGGTAGCGTTGTAGCGCAGTGCGTGTAGGTCGTGCTTTTCTAGGCCCAGCCGCTCACGCTCACGGCGCATTATCTCTGCCATCCGTCGGTATTGGAGTGGCCGTCCTGAGGTGCCTACCGACATCGTAAAGCCTTTGCGAGGCATACTCCCAAGGAATTTTTGGGCGCGAGCCGTGCAAGGGATGTACAGGCGCCGCCCGGTCTTGCCTTGTTGATGCCACAGCCCTTTGCCGTCGAAATTCTTCCAAACGAATGTTGGCCAGTCTCCGGGTCGCTGACCGAAACAAAGCCCGATTTCGAAAATCTGCAATTCCAATTCGCCCGCATTCTCGCGCCAGTGTTTCATCGCCTGGGGTGTCCAAGGGATGTGCGGGGCCTTCTTTTCGGTCTTTAGAAGACGTACACCCTTCGCGGGATTATCTTCGCGCCATCCAACATCAATCGCGTGTTCGAACAACACGCCCAAGATCTGAACGATATAGTTGGCGAACCGAACACCTTTGGTGCTTTCGGTCTGGGCGCGGATCACGTCTTTGCGTTGCATCTTATCGCTGGGCAACTGGCCCAAAGTGTCTGCGATCCAGGCCAGAACCTTGCCGTAGTCTTGTTGCGTGCGCGGCTTTAACCGTTGGAACCGTTCGGATCGCTCATAGGACTGGATCAAGGCGTTGAACGACCGCCCTGTCGGCACAGGTTTGCGCCCTTTGACCAACCCAGCGTAAACTGTCCAGAAAGCGGGGTCGATTGGGTCAGGCATCCGAACAGGTTTGTCGCGGCCTCGGATAAAATAGTGGTAGACCGTGCCGCCTTTACCCTTTTTGGGGTAAACGTATTTGGGCAGTTCTCGTTTCATTTTTGGCAAAATCGACCAAATCAAAGGCGTCCTTGTCATCTTGGCCCTTGTCATACACCAATTCAATCTTGTTACCTTCGACAATTACGCGGGCGACAGTTCGACCAGCGGCTTCGGATGATGCAACCAAACGTTCGACCTTCTTTTCTACCGCGAGTGCCACCGGATTAAGCCGCCAACATCAGGCGTTGGGCGTCGTCGGGCAGCAACGGTTTGGTGTCGACGATCTTGCTGTCGCCCAGATAACCGAATTGTCCCTTGTGCAGTTCGACTTCGGTTTCGATATGGACTAGGCGCAGCTTGTCTTTCGACGTGGTGCCGTCCGCTTTCAGGCGCACATAGCCGCCGGAGATAGCCGCGAACAGATATCCGTTCCGGGTGAAGATCGGAACTTGCTTGTAAACCCCGCCGCTTGCGACGATTGCAACATCCCCTTCAAGTTCTTTGAACAGTGACATTTTCCTTCCTTTCATATGGTGGGTAGTATTTCGGCTCGCAGAGCGTCTTCCAAGCATCATCCTTGGTGGTGAACAATTCGAGTTGGGCCGAATACTTGACCGCGAACACCCGCTTGCGGGTCAGCCAAAGGATCGCCTGCGCTTGGCACGGCGCGACCCCGTTGTCGTTGGCAACGGTGCGAATGCCGTCCGCGATTTCCCGATAATCTGACGCCCGTTTCAGGTGGCGCGAAGCGTCTTTCATGGTCATGGCACCGCCGACCCAAGCCGCGACCATGTGGCCGTCCACTGTGACTTCGCGGCTGGTGTTTGGTCTTAGGATGTTGTCACGGAATGCCCGGATTTTCGGCCCCTTGACCGTTTTTAGAAACAACGCTTCACCAGTCAGATAGCGAACCGCGCGATCCCGGCAGGCGTTGTAGGTTGAAACCGTGATCTGATCGACCGGCACTCCGTCCCGGACACCTGCAAGAACGCTGGCTAACGAACGCAGATTGCCGTGGTAATCGCTGTTTGGAGACAACGCCACAAAGGCGCTGGTCACGTCTTTCAGTGGGAAGCCGTAGTGATCTGCGAAAGCCTGCATGACACGCCGGTATCTGCGATAGGCCATAAGCCCTTCGCGGTGATCTATGGCGTCACGCCGATCCCAAAGTGATATGAGGTTGGCGACAGTCACGAAACCCGCGTCCCGACGTCTTCTTTCAATGCGTTCAAAAGAGCGCGCTGCGTCACGTCCTTGCGCCCCAGCGCGGCCAAGACTGTTTCGTCCACCGTATCGCGGACGGCCAAATGGTGGACGATCACGGGCTTGTCTTGGCCCTGTCGGTGCAGTCGCGCGTTGAATTGTTGGTAGAGTTCCAGCGACCAGTTCAAGCCGAACCAGACAATCGTATGTCCGCCCTTCTGCAAATTGAGGCCGTGACCCGCGCTGGCGGGGTGCGCCAACAGGATCGGGATTTCGCCCCGGTTCCATGCGTCGATCTGGGCCGGGTCTTTACCTAATACTTGAGCTTGCGGGAACCGCTTCAAAAGCCGCTCCGCGTCCGTTTTGTAGTTGTAAGCCACCAGCAACGGCGATCCGGCGGCTTCGGCGACTATTTCGGCGCAAGCGTCCAACTTGGCGTCATGGACTTCGGACCACGCACCTTGATCATCGGTGTAGATCGCCCCATTGGCGAATTGCAGCAGCTTGTTTGCCAACGCCGCCGCGTGCAGTACGGCCACGGTGTCGTCGCCCACTTCGATCAGAAATTCGCGCTCAAGGTCAACGTACTGTTTGCGCGCATCGGCTGGCAGATCGACCGGGACCGTGTTGTCTATCCGGTCCGGCAGATCCAGATAATCCGCTGCCGTCAGTGTGAGACAGATATCGTCCAATCTATCGTAAATCTTCTGATCCGCGCCTTTCCGCAGGGTCCAGTTGTACCCGTGAAAATCACTGACGAAATAGCGGTTGCGGAAACCGGTGAACGTTTTGCCAAGCCGTTCGCCACGGTCCAGGAGAAACACCTGGGGCCACACGTCCAATAGGCCGTTGCTGGCGGGTGTGCCGGTCAATTCGACCAACCGCTTGGTGGCGGGCAGTGCTTTGCGCAGGGCCTTAAACCGCTTGGTCTTTGACGATTTGAAGCTGGACGCTTCGTCGATCACTACCATGTCGTAAGGCCAGCCCAACTTGTTCTTGTGGCAGAATTCGACCAGCCACGGCACCAGTTCGCGGTTGATGATATGGATGTCGTGGTGTCCCGACCCCCCAATGATCCCCGCACGCGATCTAGGGCCGCCTGCAATGTTCTTGAACGTCAAATGGCGCAGATGATCCCAGGCCCGGATTTCCGGTGGCCAGGTGTTCAAGGCGACGCGAAGAGGCGCGATAATCAACACCCGATGTGCTTCGAAATTATCCAAGAGGTCAGCAATAGCGGTCAGGACCGTGACGGTCTTGCCCAAGCCCATATCAACCCACAGGGCGCAGGACGGATTGTCCTTGATAAAGGACACCGCACGGTTCTGGTAGTCGTGCAGCCTATCCCGCGAAAAGGCGGGCGCCGTCTTCGATGCTGTCAATAACATAGACTTTGTATCCTGAATTGCGGAGTTGGGTGTGGGTGTATATTTGCAGGGCGGTGGGTTTCTTTCCTGGGGCTTTGAATTCGACAAAGATGACCCGGTCGGTTTTGGTAAAGGTCCGATCCGGCCAGCCCCGCGTGCCGTGGGCCGCTTTTGGGTGCACAACCCAACCATTCACTTTTGCGGCAGCGCAGACCCGCTTTTCGATATCGCTTTCACGGATCATGCTGCGACCTCGATCGATAGTTGCGCGCACTCCAAATAGGCTTCTATGAACGCCTGGGCCGTTGGCGCGACGATGGCATTTCCGTAGGCGCGCAGTCGTCCCACTCTACCGGCAACCCCATCAACCAGCGGGAATGTGCCGGGTTCAACTGGCCGCCACTTTTCATCGCGGCAGAACAGCCAGTCCGCATCTCGCCAGAAGCCGTTAGTCGGATGGGTTGGCACTGTTGCGCTACCATCGGTGTCCCGTTGCGCGGGTCCGTGGCCAACTGACCACGTTTCTCCGCGTCGTTCGCTCGGGGCGTCGGCCACCCGGCTTGGGCAGCCTGCCGCGGCAACTGGTCGATCCGAGAACGTCCGTCGGGCCGTTCTGTTTGCATCCCTGGCGTGTCCTTCCAGTCGCGTGCCGACGGCGTAACCCAGCCCGTTTTCGCCGCATCTGCTGGCAGTGCGCCCCCTGCTTGGTTCGGGCCGCCGTGCGAGCCGTCTGTCGCCCGGGGGGTGTTCCAACCTTTCTGCGACGAACCAGAGCCTTTGGCGGATGTGCGGCGCACCGACGCCCGCAGCGCACATATCGGCAGCCCCGACGGCGTAACCCGCTCCTTCCAGGTCAGCTTGTACAAGGTCGTACCAGTTGAGACCGTCTTTGCTTGCAACCTGTTCGCCAAAGATCGTTGCAGGGCGGCACTCTGCAACGAGGTGATACCAATCTGGGAATAAGTGCCGCTCATCGACGAACCCATTTCCCTTACCTGCCGCGCTGAAAGGCTGGCACGGGCATGACCCGGTCCAGACTGGAGCGTCGTCAGGCCAACCAGCCTGTCGTAGTGCGCAGGACCATACGCCGATCCCGGCAAAGAAGTGGCATTGGGTGAATCCGGCGAGTTCTTCTGGGGTAATGTCACGGATATCTCTTTCGTCAACGACCCCGGACGCGATATGCCCCGCGTCGATCAGGTTGCGCAGCCATTGGGCGGCGAAGGGGTCAATTTCATTGTAAAATGCGGTCATGCGTCATCAACCGGGCCGAATTCTATCGGAATATCCATGGATCAATCCTTCCTGTAGCGGTCTGCGACGAACCCGGCGGCGGCCAAGGGAAAACCATCTGCCCAATCGGGATTGGTCGCCATCAGGCCCGCCAAGCGTTCGGCGGAAAATTCGTCAGAAATTGGAGCTTCGGTCACGGTTTCGTCGTGAACCGTCAGCAGGATTTCAAACCCTGCGGCCTCACACGCAGGCATGTTGTGGGCCAGAATATCGCGGCTCAGACTTTGGCAAGCGTTCTCTACCAGCTTGCCGCCATAGGTGCTTTGGCGTTCCCATTGGCGCGTTATGCCGTTGACGCCCATGTGCGTTATGGTGCCGTCTGTCGCGATCCGAGGCGCGAAATAGACCAGGAAATTGCCGGATGGCAGGCGCATCAAAAGATAACCGTACTCCGCGTGCGATACCTTCTTGAATTGCAGATGCGGCCCAGCCCGGTAGGTTGATCCGGGATTTTTCAACGCGTTGCGCGCCGCAGCTTCACAGGCGTGCCAAAGTCGTGCGATAGCAGGGTGACGGTGCCGCCAAGCGAGCTTGACCGTCTCTGACGCAACCCACTCCATTTCATCTAGGTCTGGATCACGTTCGCGCCCCCAGATGCGGTAGTTCTCGAACGCCTTGTCCGCGAACCCCGGCATGTTATCGGATATCGTGTGCCAGTGGTCCGACATACGAACACCGTAAGCCTGGGCGAAGGTTTGGAATGCACCTACCCCGCCCTGATACCCCAAGGCGAGTTCAGGAACCTTGCCCATGACGTTGCGATCGGTCTTGCTCACGTCATCCGGGTTTTGCCCCAAGAGACTACCCGCGGTGACGTTGTAGAGGTCCGGCCCCTCGCCACGATCAAACGCATCGAATGCGTCCAGTTTCCAGTTCTCTCCTGCCAACCAGGCGTTGGCGCGACCTTCGATGTTCGACAAGTCAGCAACGACCAGCTGTTTGCCCGGGCTGGCGACAAGCACGCCACGCAACGCAGCAGACCCGAACACCATCAAGTCGTCGAATAACAGGTCATGAACGCCGGATTTAAGCGCCCGGATATACTGTTCGATATCGCTTTGCGGGGGAAGCCCACGTGAGGGCAGGTTGTGGGGTTGGAATGTCCGCCCCGCCCAGCGGCGCGTGCGCGCGGCGCCCGCGAATTGCAAACCACCCCGGAACCGTCCATCGGGCGAGATTGCAGGTTCCAGCGTAGTGTATTTCGCGGTGGACGTCTTGTTTGACATGATACTGATCTGCATCAGTTCCGCGCAATCGGGGTGGAGCGGTTCGGCTGCGATCAAATCCTTGAATGTCTGCGACCGCGTATCGGTCAACGCCAGCCCGTAAGTATCGTTCAGGTAGTCCATGAACGTCTTGCGCATCGTCGGGCGCGGCACAGCGCCGCCCGTCAATTCGATAAATCGCGCGGCCAACGCCTGTTTTTCGTCGCCAGCCGCGCGACTCCCCGCCTCAACCAATTCACGGTCCACGGCGAACCCGCGGTCATTGATCGTTTGATCCAACCGATAAAGGTCCAGTTCTGCGCCGCGGTAATTCCAATCCGGCAACCGGCGGTCGATTTCGCGCATCGCTTCAATGTCGCGCACCGCATAGTCGCAAAAGCGCTGCCACTCGTCGGGGTGCGTCGTGCGGTCGTAGCGTTCCGCCTTGTGGTTCTTGGGCGCCGGTTTGCAGAACCGACGGATCAAGGCTTTACCCTCGCCCAGTTTCGCTTGATCTTGGGGCAGCCCCAGAATGCGCCCTAGCTGGTCCAGCGACCCCGGGAAGCCGTGGGTCATACCCTTGACCATGGTGCAGCGCCAACGGTGGACACCGTGTCTCGATATGTCATAGCCGAACATCCGCGCCAGCCAAGATGTTAGAACAGTTCGATCAAACATCGCGTTGTGTGCGGTAATCGGCTGCGCCCGGTTTTCATCTGCGAGCAATACGCTGGCAAGTTCACTAGGTAACCCACTGGGACGATCCAAAAATTCTGCACCCGTCATAACGGAACCCGCGTTGACGTCCCAGCAACGCACCGGGCCATCGTCAAAGGCATAGGTAACCAAGAGAATTTCCGCCGTACGCGCGTATTCATACGTCCCGGCGGAAATGTCCTTTTCGGCGTTGTAGGTTTCGGTTTCGAGGTAAAGCATGGTCCACCAAATTCGGGGTTGAGTGCCGCTGCCCACCGAAGCGGGCAGCGGTTTCCTGGAAGCGTGGGAGGGCTTACGCCGCCAAGAAATCGTCTTCCGCGTCCGTAGATGTGAACCCGGACATGGCGTCTTCTTCGCTCATGTAGGAACCATCCAACGGGTCGCCGTCGCTATGGAATTGTATGGCCACCAGTTCGGCGTTAATGCGCCGACCATACTGGTTGTCCATCGCCCAAAACCGCACTTTCGCATTGACGTGGCATCCTGCGTAAATCGGGCTGTCCTGTTCATCTTCGATCTTGGTGCGCCCGTCACCGCGCAGCACGATAGGCCGCCCGCGGTTGTTGGCGGACAGAACCATAAGACCTTCGTACTCGGGGCGCCCTTTATCGTTGCCATCCCGCAGACACAGTTTGTCGCTTGGCAGTTTGCGGCCCTTGAATTTGAATTGCGTCAGATCGGCGATCGCACCTTCGATTTCAGCAATCGTGCTGGCGTGTTTCGTGGGGTCCAGCATCAGCGCAGCACCGCACTTGCCTTCTTCGCCGTTAATGACGGGCGGAGTGAACAGGTGGGGGAACGACACGCGCGCCCCGTTGATCATAATCCAGTCCTGATTTTCCATTTCGTTTCGTCCTTTCGGTTTTGGGGGTTTGGGGTGCGTGAGATCAAAGCGCCGCAAGGCGTTCTGCAAGTCGCAGGATTTCACGCAAATTGGCTTCAAGGCCGTCTAGGCCGTGGTCCAATTGGTCCAACGACCCTACTTCGGGGCTGTCCGGGCCAAAGATCCCGGGTTTGGCAAACACCTCACTCGGTTCCTGACCTAACAACCGATCAGCTGTTGTTAATTGAATACGGATCACCGAATCCGCGAGTTCGCGCAGACCTTGAATACGTTCTGCGCGTAGTTCCAATAGCGGTGTTGATGACGCGGATACTTGGCTCCGCACCCGCCCCATACCTTGTAGCGGCATGTTCGGCGCCTGTGTTAGATTTTCAAACGCTAGGTCTTGCGCCTGTGCTGCGTTTTGCATGTTTCGTCCTTTCGGTTGGTTGATTACGCGGCTTCGACTTCCGAGAAGCCTTCGGCGGGGTCGGTATTCAGCGCGGGGCGCTTGTCGGAAACCGGGGCAATCGTCGGCTTGCCGTCAGGTCTGACGACGTGTTCCGCGATAACCTTGTGGGCCTTGCCCAGCTTCTTTTCGGCCTGTGCTGGGCTGATTAGCTTCTTGGTGAAAATATCGGAGACCTTGAGTTTGGTGCGTTTCAACGCAGCCTCTGCATCCGCTTCGTCTGCCCATTTGCGCAAAGATCGGCCTTCGACCAGCTTATAGCCTGGGACCGTCTCGCCCCGCTCAAGCTGCGTCTGTGCGTATGTTTCAACCGCCTTGACCCAGTCCGATAGGCCGTTCAGTTCGGGCAAGATGCGAGCGATTTCGTCATTGTCCAGCTTGGTTGGGTCTTTGGGTTCGATTGGGTCGCCAACGACCGCAAAACCTTCGCTTGCAACCGTGAGATTGTGTTCGGCCAAGGCGCGACACACGGGCTTCGCAGCGCACCAGCGGCACTGCTTTTCGCCGGGGTTGAACGGGGCGTCATCGGACAACGCCAATTCAGCCGCCGGTTTCAAATCGTTGTCGCCCCAGGCCAACAAGTCTCCGCGGCTGATTCCCCATTCGCTAACGCTATCCAGGCGCGGCTGGTGAACCACCAAACACACCGTCTGGATATCGAATAAGAAATCGTATTCGTTCAACGCGCCCAGCGCGTAGCACATGGCCTGCGGGTTTTCGTGAGCGCTGACCGGAACACCCTTGCCATATTTCAAATCCACGACGTGCAATGTGCCTTCGTGGAACACAACTGCGTCGGCGGTGCCAAAGCCGTCGGGCACCCAACGGGTCAGATCAACCCGCTGTTCGACCAGCAGCGTACCGCCTAGCTCCCGCACATAGTTCAGATACTCTTGAACGTATTCGACCATTTCTTGATCGACGTGGATCAGATCGTTGTTGAAACGAGCGCCAAGATACGCGTCGGCATTCTGGCTGTTCGCCAAAGCCATTTCGGCCAATGCGTGCGCGGTGGTGCCCTCTACCGCATGTGGGCTGTCGGTTCGCCCTTCGGGTAAACCCGCCTCCATTGCCACGGATGCGGGGCACACCATCCAACGGTGAGCGCCCGAGGGGCCAAGTTTTGCATGTGCGATTGCAGACATTACGCGGCCTCCTTTTCCACCGGGGTGCCATCGACCAGCGTGTACCAGGTGTCGGGCTTGATACCGTCTTTGCCCGCGATGCCAGCCCAGACGTGGAGAATTTCACCGCTGACAGACCGTTCGCAAAGAAAAAGGGCGCACCCCTCTTTGCCGAGAACTTTGCCTTCGAAACCGGAAGCCAATGCCGCGCCCTGATCACCTGTGGCGGAGGCCGCGCCCCGACCACCTGTGGCGGAGGCCGCGCCCTGATAACCTGTGGCGGAGGCCGCGTGTTTGGGTTTCGTTGCAGAGGACTTTTTTAGCCATTTCGCCGCGCCAAAAACGTGGTTTACGGCAGCATCAACCAACTCCGATAGCTGTAACCCCGCCGTGATCGTAATTTTAGACGCCGCGACTTTCGTATCGCCACCATCTTTGCGGTCTAGATCACCAGACAATTCAACCAATGCAAACTCCGATTGTGCCGGGGCGTAGTATTCGAAAACGTTAAGCGGGTGTTCACAGGCATGAAAACCGGAATGGCACGCACTTATAGGACCTTCGTGTTCGTAGGTCTCTCCCACCTCGTATTGGAAGTCGCGGCACGTCCAATCGGTGTTGAACCCCTTATATGCAGTGAGTGATTTCGACATTACGCGGCTCCTTTCAGCTCTTCTTGCGACTGATCTGTGCAGACACGAATGTTGGTAATCGTCACGCCACTGATATCGTGTTGACGGTAAAGCGCTTCACGCGATGCGCTACGCCAATGCGACTGCGGAGTGTTGCCGCCGATCAAGACTTCGCGGCTATCCGTACCACCCGCTCTTGTGCGGAAGGTAATTACGCAGCGCTTTTGCGCGGCCCGGCTCATGCCGCCACCTTTTCGGGCGCGGTGCACACGGCGACCAGATCGGCGAACGACGTTGCGGGGATTTCGCTCAAGATGGGCTTCGCACCTTCGGGCAAGAACCGCTGCATCAGTTCGACCGTGGCGTCTTTGCCGTGGTGGTCGCGGTAATTCATAAGCGCTTCGCGGACGTCTTCGACGGTCACCGATGCTGGTGGTTCGGCAGGGGCTTCGTCCGATTGATCGGCGGTGGTATTGTCAACAGCCACAACTGCAGATGGTGCGGGTGGTAGGCCACCTTCGCGGATCGCGGACAGAATTGCCTCCAGAAGGTCGTTTGACCGGTCTTGTTTGGCTTCCAGGCTGGCGACGCGTTCGGTCAGCTTCTCGATTTGGTGTTCAAGCATGTGCTCCGGGGTCCTCTACTGTGATTTTCAGAATTTGATAGTCTGGGTCGTCGTCTGGATGCCCCAGACCGCCTTGTGCGTTGTGGAAGTCCGCGAGTTCCGCCAAGTCTGCCACCAGAGCGGCGCAGGCGCGGGGCGTCATTGCCTCAGATGTTTCGACGGTCAGGAACACCCGGTGTTTGCGGGACTGGTCGATTTTAAGCATTCTCAACAGCTTTCGGCAGAATGATCGCCCTGGAAAATGAGCTGCCGTCATATCCAGCCGCGTAAAGCTCAACAAAGCGATCCGCTTGTCTCTTGCTGACCAGAATGGCGCGTTCCCGATTGACATAACGGGCACCGGGCAGGGCGCGTGCGAGGCGAGACGCCCGGTCACCGAAAGTCCCGCCGTCCGACACCCGACGACGAAGACGCCGCCAAACAAGCATCAGATTACGTCAACAACGTCGTGATGCGTGAAACCAAATCCAAAAAGGCGATCAAAAGCGCGATATGGGACGCGTTGGTGTTGAAGACCGGCATTCTGGAATGGACCGCTAAAGAGATGACCAAGGTCGTTGTGACTGAACACAGCAACCTCTCGCAAGAGGCGGTGCTGGGGTTGACTGACGACCCCGCGAACGAAATTTTCGACTACGAAGAAACGGCGGAAACAGACCCCTCAGTTTTGGAAATGGACCCCGAGGCGAAGCGTTACAGCTTCAAGGTCCGTCGTAAAGAAAAGAAGACTGTTTGCGAATTGGTCGCGGTGCCGCGTGGTTCGTTTCTGATTTCTCCGGGGGCAAAGTCTATTGAAACTGCACCCTTGGTTGGTAAGAAGCTAGCGGCTTCTCGCTCTGACCTTGTAGCGCAGGGTTACGACCGGGATCAGGTCTGGTCGCTTCAAGCTGGTGACAATTCTGATGGCGACGAAGCCGAACGGTGGGGAGATGATTGGACGGACACGGACAAGGGGGCTGCGAAGGCCGCTCAGGACGTAGAATACTACGAGGTCTACGCCCGTCTCGACTACGACAACGATGGATTGGCCGAACTCTATAAGGTCGTTTATGGCCAATCGGGGGGCGATGCGCAGGGCGCGGATCGGTTCGTCGTTCTGGAAAGTACGCCGTGTGACGAAGCTCCGTTCAGCGAAGTGACCGCCGAAGACAGCGCACACCAGTTTGAGGGGCACAGTGTTTTCGAAGACGTTGAAGACATTCAGCGCATCAAGACAGTTTTGCTACGGGCCACACTGGACAATCTGAACTGGCAAAACAACCACCAGCGGGCGGTTCAGTTGAAGGCCGTCATCAACCCCGAGGCCGTGACCAACCCGCAAATGGGTCAGGATATCCATTTGAAAGACGGGTACTCGGCGCGGGACGCCATTCAACCCGTTCAGGTTCCGTTCTTCGCCGCCGATAGCTTCGCCATGATGCAGACAATGGACGAGGTCGCAGAAGACCGTACCGGCATCACTGACGCTTCCGGAGGTATTAACCCCGAAGGTTTTCAGAATATGAGCGCCACTGCAGCGCATATCGCGTCCGAAAGTGGCGTCGCGCAGGGCGATATGATTGTGCGCAATCTTGCGGACGGGATCGGGGTAGCGTTCTCGGGCCTTCTACGGTTGATCGTGGCCCACCAGGACCGCCCCCGAACGGTGCGCATGTCGGGGAAATGGGTTGAGTACCAGCCAGATAGCTGGAACGCGGACATGGATTGCGTCGTGAACACCGGGCTGGGTGGCGGCACCCGTGAACGAGATATGTCGATGTTGCAAATCGTCCTCGGATTGCAGCGCGAAATCATCGGATCGCTTGGGGCACAGAACCCTTATGTAAAACCCGACCAGCTTTACAATACGCTGGAAAAGATGACGGAAGCCGCTGGCTTTTCGTCTGCTGAACCGTTTTTCACGGCCCCAGACCCGCAAGAAGTTCGGGCGCTTCTCGCGCAGCAAGGTCAATCTGGCGGGAAGGCCGAAGCGCAGGCCCAGAAAGTGCAGATGGACGCGCAAGCCGCACAGCAGAAACTTGCTGCCGACATTCAGTTGGCACGAGAAAAGCAACAGGCCGAGATGCAGATCGCACGCGAAAAAATGGAGGCCGAAATTCAGTTGGCACGGGAAAAGATGCGCGCTGAAATTGCGTTCGGCGCTGACGTGTCCGGCGGCATGGGATCGCCTGTGCGCATGGGTGGGGTCATCGGATGACCGCATACGTGAAAGAGCCAGACGGCGTTGCGCTGTCACTTATTGAGAATGAAAAGCTCGCTGCGGTCTTCGACGCTATGGAGTGCGATGCGATAGAGCGTTGTCTTTCCGCAAAGACAAGCGATCACCAAACACGCCTTTACGCCAGTATGGAAGTGGAGGCTATCAGATCAGTCCGGGGGAGGCTTGCCGTTATGGCGGCGGGCGAAATGAAACCCCACCGGCCTGAACCGGCGGCATAGGCCCCGGATCACACCAGCAAAAAGCTGAGAACAGGAGACCCTACCACATGGCAGGCGACTTGGAAGATATTGCCGAAAACACCGATTTCGACGACGGCGAAGGGGAAAGGGAAACCGGAATCCTCGACGCTGACGAAGAAGAGACTTTCGGCGATGATGAACTTTCCGAACAGGACGAAATTGCAGAAGACGAGGTACCGGAAGGGGGAACCGAAGAGGAACCCGACCAAGACCCCGTAATTGACCTGGGCGACGAACAGGTGCCGCTTTCAGAACTGAGAGAGGGCCGTCTACGCCAGCAGGACTACTCGCGAAAAATGGAGGAGGTAGCCCAAGAGCGCAAATACGCTCAACAGGCCCATGAACGCTATACACAGGGTTCGACCTTCGTCAATTCATTGCTGCAAAACCTGACACGGTATCTCGAAGGGGTAATCCCGGCTGAACCATCGCTGGCCTTGGCACGCGAAAACCCTTCGGAGTACCAGTATCAACAGGCTCTAAGACAGGGTGCTTTGAATGAGATTGCCCAGGTCGTCGAGATGAGCAAACAGGCTCAGAACGGCGCACAGCAAGTCTCTCAAGATCAAATCGCCCAGATCGCGCAACAGCACCGCGCCGCGCTTGAAAAGGATTTCCCGCATCTCAAAGGCAACCCAGCGAAGTACGACGCCTTTGTGGTCAATGCCCGCAAATCGGGTGCACAGTTTGGGTTCACCGAACAAGAGATGGCCGGAATTACAGACAACCGTATCCTCGCGGCCATGCACTATGCGGGTCTTGGGCGGCGATCTGTTGAGAACCGGAACAACGCAAAACGCCGTATCCAAGCGCCCAAAAAGGGCAATTCGCGGCCTGCGACGGGGTCCGGCGGGAACAAACAGGCGATGCAGCGTCTAACCCAAACAGGATCACTCCGGGACGCACTGGAAATCGACTTTGAGTGATCTTAGCCGAATGAGGTAATCAAAATGGCAATTGTAGCCAACACGTTCCAGACAACTGGGGCGACAATGAACCGCGAGCAACTTTCGGATGTTGTGTCTCGCATTACTCCTGAAGACACGCCGATCTATTCCATGATCGAAAAAGTGACTTTCAAAGGTACGCACCCCGAATGGGGTACTGACGAAATCGAGGCGCCCGGCGACAACGCCCATCTTGAGGGCGATGAATACGACTTCACCGCCACCGACACGCCGGATCGGTATGGGAACCACACCCAAATCATGAGGAAATCCGGGATTATTTCGGAAAGCCAAGAGCAGGCTGATGAAGCTGGGCGGGTCGTCAAGATCAAGGAATCGAAGCTGAAGAAGGGCATCGCCCTGCGCAAAGATGTGGAGTATTCGATTGTCGCTGCAAACCCGACGATTGGCGGGGCGACACGAAAATCAGGGTCCCTGGGCACGTGGATCGAAACCAACGCGGATCGCGGTGCTGGTGGCGCAAATGGCGGGTTTGACGTCGGTACCGGTCTAACCGTCGCCCCTACCAACGGCGCACAGCGCGCCTTTACAAAAGGTATCGTCGATAACGTCGCGCAGCAGGGTTACGTGAATGGTGCGAACTTCCGCGACCTGTATGTATCGCCCTATGTAAAATCGGTGTTTGTCACGTTCATGTCCGACAGCAACGTGGCATCGTTCCGCTACGCGGCGTCGTCCGGGAAGAACAACAGCATCGTGGCGAATGCGGATGTTTATGAGGGGCCGCACGGGAAGTTGATGATCCACCCCAATCGGGTCATGGCCGGGTCTGCTGTGCTCGCTCGCAACGCCTTCTTTGTCGATAACGATCATCTCTGTTGGGGGTGGTTCCGCAAAATCAAAGAGGACAAGGATGCGGCGCGCAACAAGACAGGCGATGCCAAGAAATTCGTTCTCATCGGCGAAGGCGCGTTGAAGCCCAAAAATGAAAAGGGCCTGGGGGTTGCTGCCGATCTCTTCGGTATCGACGCATCCAGTTAACAAAACCGCGGGGCCACAGGCCCCGCGTCCAAATGAAAGGTTTGAAAAATGTCAGTAAAAGCAGCCGAAGCGATAAAATCAGAGGCGGCAAAGTCAACGGATGTAGCGAAACCAAAGGCACCACAGCAGGTCGCCTGCGAGGTTCGGCGAGATTTTTGGCCCAAAGAGGGACAGCGTGTGCGGAAGGGCACCGTAGTTGACGTTGACCCGGAAGCCGCGATGGCCGGTATCGAAAAGGGTATACTCCGGCGGGTAAAGAAGGGCACCTGATGGCCTTCATCAAAGACGGCGATTGGAGGCTTTTCGACTACGATTTTAGCACCGGTCGTCAAGTTTGGGTTCTCCATCACGACGATGGTGCCATGACGTTTCGCACAGATTATCCTGCGGACGCCACGATAGACGTAAACACGGCCCAACGAAACATGGCACGCCCCGATTGGAAGGGTGATTACCATTTGGTCGCGTCGATCCCGCCGAACATTTTCTATGATCAACTTGACGAGGCCAGTCGCCAGAAGGACGACAGGTTTATCAGCAAATGGCTGAACGACAGCGATAATTCTGCTTGGCGCACCAAGGGGGGCCGGGTGTGATCAATGACGTGACAGAACTGGTAGCAGAGGCTTCGCGCGTTTCTGGTCGCGGCGATCTGGCGAACTATGCGCCCCTGCTGTTGGGGTCGTTAGAGGGGCAACTGAACGCGCGGTTACGTGTCGGGGATATGGAAAGCATTATCCCTTTCGTCACTGATGCGGACGGCACGTTCACCCTTCCGCCTGACTGGACGTCGTATTTTTTGGGCGTGATTTCGATAACCTGCGGGCCGAACAAAACCGCGCTGAATCACTTGCCCAAAAACATGCTAAATTGCGGTTTGCGCGGCTGGTGCATTCTGAATGACACTGTTTATTCGAGTGAAAGAGACACAGCACATGAGTTGGTATACTACCAGGCAATCCCCGCCCTTTGGGAGCACTCAACCAACTGGCTGTTGAGGCGCAAGCCCGAGGTGTATCTGCAGGGTCTGGTGTTTGAAGCCCACAAGGACGCAGGCAATGCAGAGGCCGCGGTTCGCCACAAGGCACTGCTCGATATGGCAATAGATACTCTTGTGCGCGACGACAACGCGGTGCGCCATGCGAACGTGGTGGTGTTGCCGAGGACTTTGATGTGAGTGCGGAGACGATTTTACAGTCCGTTCTGCTTGAAATTGGCCTTGAGAAGACCGGCCCCCAGATCGGTAGCAATGACTTCGACATCGCTCAAATCCGTGAATATCTGAACCAGGCCGGTGAGGA